TTGATACTACTTTTTTGAAAGACAAGAAACAATGTATGACACCAAATGGTCAATGTTTTACAAATGAGTTTAAAGGATTTCTTCCACAGTTAATGGAGGATATGTATAATGAACGTGTTGACTTTAAGAAAAAGATGTTGCAAGAGCAACAAAAATTAGAAGATGGTAATTATACAAACAAGCAAACAGTTGTTAATAATATATCAAGATATAATAATATCCAAATGTCGAAAAAGATTTTGTTGAATAGTGCTTATGGTGCATTAGCTAATCAGCATTTTCGTTATTATTCACTTGAGATGGCTGAGGGTATAACCACAGCAGGACAGCTTGCAATCCGATGGATTGATAAAAGTATAAATACATATATCAATAATCTACTTCAAACAAAGGATATTGATTATGTTGTCGCCTCGGACACGGATAGCATTTATGTCTCGTTTGATAGACTGGTTGCTAAAGTGTATAAGGAAACAGGAAGTTTTATTCAGACTTCAAAAGTTATCACCTTCTTGGATAAGATTAGTAAAGATAAAATTGAACCTTTTATTGATAAATCTTATCAGGCTCTTCATTCGTATGTAAACTCATATGCACAAAAGATGCAAATGGGTAGAGAAGTAATTGCAGATAAGGGCATTTGGACAGCGAAGAAAAGATATATACTTAATGTTTATGATTCCGAAGGGGTAAAATATAAAGAGCCTAAGCTTAAGATAATGGGCATAGAGAGTGTTCGTAGTTCTACGCCAGAGTGGTGTCGTAATCATATTCAAGAATTGATTAAAATTATTATTAATACTGATGAAGATACAGTAATAAAAAGTATAGCAGAATATCGTGAAGAATTTAATAATTTATCTTTTGACGAAATAGCATTCCCAAGATCAGTTCATGGTGTTGACAAATATTCATCAACAAAAAGTATATATAGTAAAGGCACACCAATTCATGTGAGGGGTGTTTTATTATATAATCATCTATTAAAAATACACAAGCTGACAAAAAAATATCAATCTATTCGTGAGAGTGAAAAGATTAAATTTGCATATCTTAAAGAACCAAATCCAATACATGAAAATGTAATTTCTGTTTCAACTCATTTACCAAAAGAATTTGAATTGGAACAATATATTGATTATGACTTACAATTTGATAAGTCATTTCTTCAACCAATTAAAAATATATTAGATGTGATTGGTTGGAAAACAGAAAAACGAGGTAGTCTTGAATCTTTTTTTTAAGGAGTTGTTATGGCAACAAAAGATATTGTTAAACATTTAATAAAGGTAACTGAAAATGATTTTGCGAGTGTAGTCTCCGCTGGTATTGTTGGTGATTGTACTACTTATGTAGATACAGGTTCATATTCATTAAATGCATTATTATCTGGTTCTTTGTATGGTGGTGTACCATCTAATAAGATAACTTGTTTAGCTGGTTCAGAAGCAGTTGGCAAAACATTTTTTGCATTGAGTATAGCTAAAAATTATTTACAACAAGAAAAAAATAATGTAATTGTTTATTTTGAATCAGAGGGTGCATTGACATCTGATATGATTAAAGAACGTGGTATTGATCCTAACCGATTTATTGTAATACCAGTTGCAACAGTAGAAGAATTTAAAACACAGGCAATTAAGATAATTGATAACATGAATAGTGATTATCAAGTTATGATGTTTCTTGATTCACTTGGTAATTTATCAACAAGAAAAGAGATGGAAGATTCGGCAAGTGGTTCTGATAAAAGAGATATGACTAGAGCTCCAGCTGTTCGTTCAGCATTCAGAACTCTTGCATTAAAACTTGCAAAGGCAAATATGCCTTTGATTATTACAAATCATACCTATGATAAAGTAGGGAGTATGTTTCCATCCAAAGAGATTTCTGGTGGTGGTGGCATTAAGTATGCAGCTTCTGTAATTGTTACTCTTGGAAAACGAAAAGTTAAAGAAGGGACTGATGTATTAGGTAATATCGTTAAGATGAAATTGGTTAAAGGGAGAATGACTAAAGAAGAATCTATTACAGAAACTAAGTTGGATTATAAGACGGGTCTGGATAAATATTATGGTTTAGTTGCACTTGCAGAAAAGTATGATATATTCAAGAAAGTATCAACTAGATTTGAAACACCAGCTGGTAAGGCATTTGAGAAAACCATTGTTAATGAACCAGAGAAATATTTTACAGATGATGTAATGGCTAAGTTAGAGGAAGCAGCTAAGAAAGAATTTTCATATGGGTCTAGTGAATGAAGATGATTACATTTCCAAAACAAAAAACACACGAAACAAACCAGACGTTCAAGGCTTGGAAAACATATCATGGAATGTATTTACATTTTACTACGACTTATGATTACTTTAAGTATTATGGAAATGCATCATGGGGTACTGTAGCATCAATGGAAAAGTATTTTGCAAAGTTTGAACATCAAACAGGATTTTCTTGGCAACGTGGTTTCTTTACAGCTTTAGGTAAAAAATATGTTGAAGAATTAGATTTAATATATTATTATTTGTCGCAAATGACCAGAGGTAAAATGTATCCGACAGAATTTTTAGATGAGTATTTTGATGATTATAAAAATAAAATGGATAGTTTTTCACTTCATCTTCAAAGAAATATGAAAGTGGTTGTTGAATATATGAAAGAATATAATTTGGAGTTTAATGAGTTGTTTGTAGGACCTGGCATTAATCATCCTCCAATATTAAAGCTTTTATTAGGAGAAGATATTTCTTTAGAAACTTTTACAGTATTGGATATTATTCTAGGATTTACAAAGATATTAGATAACAAACTGGTTGATCCTATATGGAGGGATCAAAAAACTTTGTGTTATAATTATAAACCATTTTTAGAAGTTAATGTGGATTCAAAACGTAAATTAATAAGGGATGTATTAAATGAAAATTGATTTTAAAACGGGCAAAGTATCTTATCCAGAAAGAGATGCTGAGAGAGAAGCACTTATTAAATCATTAGAAGAACTTAAAATAAAAAATACACCTGGAGTTGAACCCGTGTTTCAAAAGACACGACATTGTGGGTTGAAGCATGGAAGATTAAAATTTTTATTTTATTGTTTTTTATTGGTAGTAGATGGTTTCATTGGGCTTATCTCATTTGGACAAACACAAAGTATTATTGCACAAAAATTTTTATTGTCTGATTATGTTATGGAGGGTTATGATGATAGACAAAACCGCCGTTAGTTTTAATTCAAGTCCATTATATAGATTTATGATAACAGATGGAAAATTTAAAGGTGTGGAGTTTTATTTTAAGAATGTAGAATTAGATTCAAAAGATGATGTTCTTGGTTGTGATGTAGCTTTTGAATATGAAATTATCGGTGGAAATTATAGAGATCATGGTTATACGGGAGAACAAGAATATTTAAATAGAGTTATTACAGATAAGAATAGAGATCAGTTTAAATTAGAGTTGGGCAAGATACTTAATAATTTATTAGTATTGAATGACCCAAGAGTTATTTTACATAAAGGGAGAATGATTAATACATGAGAATAGAAAAATTAATCCTTGAGAATTTAATACATGATTCACAGTATGCGAGTTTGGTTGGTGTGTTTTTAAAAAAAGAATATTTTAGAGCTCATCCAGAAAAAGTAATATTTTCTGAAATACAAAAATATATAAGAGATTATAATAAATCACCCGGTGTTTCTGTACTTGCAAATCTTATTACAGAAAGAAATGATTTGAATGAAACTTCATTTAAAAGTTGTGTAGAAGTTTTAAATGATCTTGGAAAAACAAAGTCTGAGGATATGGATTGGCTTATACACGAAACAGAGAAGTGGGCAAAAGATGCAGCTATCTATAATGGTATTGTAGATTCGATAGCAATTTTAGAAGGTAAAGATACAAATAAACCAAAAGATGCAATACCAGATATGTTGACTGATGCACTTGCAACATCTTTAGATACTAGTGTGGGACATAATTATATTGAAGATGCTTCAGAAAGATGGGATTATTATCATAAGAGAGAACAGAGATTTCCATTTGGTATTGAGATGTTGGATAAAATTACGGGTGGAGGCATATCACCAAAAACTCTTACAGTATTTCTTGGTGGTACTGGTTCCGGTAAAACATTAGTCAAGACTCATTTGGCATCTCAATATATTAAACAAGGATTTGATGTTTTATATATTACAATGGAAATGGCACAGGAGAGGATAGCTGAAAGAGTTGATGCTAATTTATTAGATATTGATTTAGATCAGATTCGTCATTTACCAAGAGATTCATTTAATGCAAAAATTGAAAAGATGATGAACTCTACTAGAAATTTTGGTAGGTTGGTTATTAAAGAATATCCAACATCAGGAGCTCATGTTGGAAATTTTCGTGCATTATTACGAGAGTTGAAGATCAAGAAACGATTTTCACCACAAATTATTATATTAGATTATTTAAATATTTGTGCTTCTAATAGAGTAAAATGGACATCTAATATGAATACATATGTTTATATTAAATCTATAGCAGAGGAGATTCGTGGTTTTGCAGTTGAGTCAAATACTCCTATTATTACAAGTTCTCAATTAAATCGTGAAGGGTATATGAGTACGGATCCAGATATGTCAAATATATCTGAATCGTTTGGGCTGCCTGCAACAGCAGATTTGATGTTGGCGATTGTTGCAAAAGAAGATAATGGTGGTCAGTTGATGTTCAAACAGTTAAAGAATAGATATAGTGATCCCACAGTTAATTCTAAATTTATGCTTGGTATGAATAAAAATCGTATGAAACTGGAAAGCATTTCACAGTCTCAACAACCAGTATTAGCAAATGGTGGTTCTACGACAACATTTGAAAAAAAGACAGTTGCAAGTTCGACAGATTCACCATTTTTAAAGCAGCATAAGGACGTTAAAATAGCACCAAGAGTTACGACGGATTGGAAAATATAGCCAAATGTCCAATTATTATAAATAATGTAGAGATATTTTATATAAATAATAGATATGAAAGAAAAGAAACTTATAGAATTGTTTAAAGATTCAGCTGATAAACTGAAACGTAAAGAAAAGAGTAGTACGGCACTTCATTCAATGGGTGGTTATGGTGAGTTAGATCATAAGAGAATATGTCCATTTCGTTCTGTACCTTTTGAAGATTGTCCACTATGCAAACTAGAAAGTTTAGATATTCTATGAAAAAATTTCAAAGATTTACAGAAGAATTATATTATCAAAAATTATTTGAAGCAACAGATTTATCTACAGCAATGGAAACTGTTATTGGAATTTGTTATCAGGGTGCCTTTGCTGGTGGTAAAAAGGGTAATGATATTCTTTTAGATGCAATAGAAAATAATAAAGAATTTAAAAAAGCAAGTTCGGTGTGGGACAAGGGTAATGAAAAAGACACATTGAAAGGATTAATGACTTTTGGAAAAAAGATTGTAGATGTTGTTGGTGGTGATGGTACATATGAAATACAAGCAAAAGGTCAAATGACAGATGAGTGGATGACTTGGGCAAAGAAAAAGGGTGCAGATACATCTAAGACAGATATTGTTATTGGTGGTTATAAGTATTCTGTAAAAAATGCAGATGGCGCACAGTTAATGTCTGGAAAAAAAGGTGAATCTATTGCAACTGCAAACGCTGCAGCTAAGACGGCAAAGATTGATACCGTAGCAAGTTTAGTAAAATCTATGGATAAATTAGAAGAAGCTACAACAAATGGATATTATGCTTCCGTTAAAGTAATGAAACGATTTAGAGATAGTAATCCTCGTGCTACAGATAGTATGCAGAAATGGGCAGAGAAAGAAGTTAAGAATTGGGAAAAGTTAAAAAGTAAACTTGAAAAAGAAAAAGACAAGAAAAAAGCAGCTGCATTAAAAAAACAAATTAAGGCTGCGAATCCCAGTAAAGAAATGAAAGCAATGGCAACACCAAAAGGTAAAGCTAATTCTAAATTGGCTCCTACTTATATTGCTAAAGAAAATAAAAAACTTCTTGATAATATGGACACAATTTTTAAGAAGAATCAGGAAGATGTTAAAAAGAAATTAAATAGTTTATTTACAAAAAATAAAGATTTTAAATTGGGATTTGTTTATGAAGCAGCTTCAGGAAAACAAAAGTTTGGAAAGAAGGCAGTACAAACTGCGGAGTATATGTTCGTTTGGAAACCAGTAGGTGAAATCGAATCGTTTAAAGTAAAAGAACATAAGATTGATGGCCCATCATCTAGTACGATCAAAGAGTATGCAAATCAAATTGACTTACAAGTTAATTGGAAGGGTTCTTCAAAATCAAATCATTTAGGTTATAATGTATATCAGAATGTTAGATTGGGTGTAAAAGAAGTTCAATTTGAATCAGCACAATTATTTGAAAATTATAATAAGCAGTATGATATATATGAAAATTATTTAAATGAAGATGCAATTTCTGAAGGTGCATTTTTTGATAGAATTAAATCTTTAGCATCTCAGTTGATGGCTGGTATCAAAAAAGTATGGTCTAAATTTATTGGTATTATTAAAGAAGCTGTTTCAAAGATTAAAGAATTTGCTGAAGATGGTATTTCAGCATTAGGAAATATGTTTGGTTTAGAAATGGTTGTGCAAGAAAATATATTAAATAGAAATAATTTAACATTGAAAATATAATGATTCCTTTTAGAAAGTTATTGAATGAAGATAGAAGAACGCACATGGAACATCTTGAAGATGAGATCATCAACAATGGTGTAAAGGGTGCAACTACAGCAATTCAGTTTTTAAAATCTCTCAATACTATGTTAGTAGGGGGGAAAAGTAAAACCAATGTAACTGTAAAATGGGATGGGGCTCCAGCAATTTATGCAGGTATAAATCCAGAGAACGGCAAGTTTTTTGTTGCAACAAAAGCACTTTTTAATAAGGTTCCTAAAATTAATTATACAGTAGCTGATGTTGAAGCTAATCATGGTACAAAAGGACCTTCAGATAAACTTAAAGCTGCAATAAAAACTTTACCCGGTCTTGGTATGGAAGGCATTTATCAAGGTGATATTATGTTTTCTAAGGGTGATTTAGCTGCGAAGAAAATTGATGGTGTAAAATGTTTAACTTTTACACCAAATACGATTACTTATGCTGTTCCAGAAGATAGTGCTTTAGCATCTCAAATGAGAAAAGCAACTCTTGGTGTTGTGTGGCATACGAAA